AACTGATTTTCTGTAGTACTTGGAGTATATACATCAGGTAATCCACTATTCTTAGAAGGATCTAAGACATCTAGATATCCATCAGTGTCTAAATCTACACCCAAGTTATCATAACCTGGGAACATTTCAAAATTAGGAGATGCAGATCTAACTTCAGGTCTAATTAGAGAATACATAACTCTAAAATCAGCAGACTCACTTCTGTTCGCATTTACTAAAACTCTTAGTGTATTTGAAGGTTGTTGTAATCTTACAGTTTTAGAAATGTACATTGCTTCATGTGGATCATCTGATATAGAGGCAGTTCTATTATCTTGAACATAATCACTAATTGGATTATTAATTCTATGCTTAGAGTACTCAGCAGAGATATTATCTATGAATACCATTGGAGATAATTTATAGTCAGCGGTAGCAAGTCTTAATCCAAGAATACTAGATCTATTTCTAGGAATGTCTGTCAAAAATTCATCTGCATTTGGTTTAGATGCAATCATCCGTAATGAATTCAGATTATTTGGACGATTCAGAACAACATCAGTATAAGGTTGATCTACGAATGATACTTCAGATCCACTCACACTAGTAGCGGTAATAGTTCTAACTTGTGCTGTTACTTGAGCAGATGCTCCTGGTATTATAGCAGAAATCAATGGATTTACAGTGTCATATATTACATTCTCACTAATGAATATATTGCCACCTCCAACAGATGTTTCGGAATTGAAAGATAGTATTTGACCATAGGTTGCACTATCTATAGATCTAGATAATCCAACATCATCTCCTTCCCTATTAGTTGCTCCTGAGGGAACTTTGATATAGTAAGAATCTAAATCAAGTCCAGTATCTGCAATATCATGTATAGTGTTAATTCTTCTCAATGATACTCCACCAACTTCATATTTTTGTATTGAAGATCCACTAGCATGTGCAACAGCAACTGTACCTCCTGTTCCTCTAGTTACACCACCAATTTCAGATCCTGTTGCACTTGTATAAGTAACAAGTTCATTGTTAATAACTAAGTATCCAGGATTTGTAGAACTTACTGCTTGACCTTCAAAAGTTTCAAATTTGGATATATCATTTGAGTCGATACTGATTGCTTGTGCAGTTCTGCTTAAATCTGAAGTCATTTTAACAACAGAAGTATCGGGAGTTACACCAGAAATCTTAAGGACATTATTTGAAGAATTCATTCCATGATCAAAATGATTAACCTTCATGTAATCACCAGTATAGTATCCATCGTATGTGGCACTACTAACGATATTAGTAAGTCCCAGACCAATAGAAGATCCTCCATCATAATAAGCAAGATTTTTTCCGACAGTAAATGATTGGGGTGCTTGAGTTATGTATAGAGTATCAATACTATTTCCATCTGCAGTGACAGACAGTCTTGCTCCATTACCACTTAGAGAACCAGTTCCTGAAGTCGTAATTCCAACTACATCACCAATTTGATATCCTCTCCCCACAGAATTTACGGTAGCTCCAGTAACGGTACCACTAGTAACACTGAGATCTACAGTCAATCCAGATCCATTTCCAGTAATGTTAAATGTGCTTACATTTGTAGATGATCCAGAGTATCCAGAACCTCCAGTGTCAATACCAACACCACTTGCTTGACTTCCACGAGATTCAACAATACCACTTACAAAAGATTTGGCACCACTACCTGCTTCACCAATCTTTCTTCCAGGAGATAATGTTGATATTAAACCAGCATCTGTAATTGTATCAATGCCTACTTTAAGTTTTCTTGGAAGAATTGTTAATGGATTTGGAGTCAAATTTCTTTCGTAAGAATTTGATCTTGAAAGATCGGCATTTCCAAGATATAAGATACCTTCTGATTCGGTAAATTCTGCCTTATATAACTTAAACTTAAGATCTTCATATTGATCAGCAGTCCAAGTAGATCCATTTTGAGACTTGAATAAACTTCCAATTGCAAACTGACGTGTATATCTAACACTTTCAACATCAGGAAGAGTACTAGTGTTTAAAGTCTTTTCTCCCATTCTAGCAGTAAAGACTCTATACTCATCGCTCTCAGGTGCTAATAAAACAATAGCATATTCATCATTTGGTGGTAAGAATATTGGATATGGGAAATCAATATGTGTTGCTACAGTTCCATCTGTAGATACATTGTCTCTAAGGATGGTAGTAGTTCCGTTTACTCTATCAGTTGGTCTAAGTGTTACGGGATCTCCAATAACAGTTAGTGTTGGAGTACCAAATTCAGTTGTTCTAATTTGAATTGTAACTGGAGCATTGCCAGGATCTACTGTTTGGAAATATAAATCTAATCCAGTTAAGAAAGCTCCTTTCTCATCATTTCCATTACCATCTGGTAAAGAATTGAGTGTTCTAGTATTACCAACAATAAAGGTTTGTGCCAGAGGATCTCTATACCTTTGTTGCTCGGTAATTTGATTAATATTATTAGTAACTCTAGTTATATTAGTTACATTAGTTACATTAGTAGTGTTAAATTCTTGTGTGATGAAATTTTGAATTGGAGTTGGGGTGTCAATAGTTCCTATAGATTCTCCCCTTGTTGCAGTTAGTGTTTGAGTTCTAATATTATTATTAGTGGTTAAGTTTGCACTTAAGTCAGTAATTCTAATTGTATTTTGGAAAGAATTTACTGTGCCTTCTGAGACATAAGTAGCTTCTGCAGATGAAATTTCATTAGAACCAACAACTCCATCAGAATTTTGAGGACTAGAAGAGAGTTTGAATGTCTTAGATCCGGTAGAAACTCTTAGTGGTGGTGCTGGTACAGCATTAGGATCTCTAATAAAGAATGTACCAATAATATCTCCATAATTATCTGATACTAATCTAATATCTTTGACATAAGCAGTAGACTGACTACTTTCTCCAATTAATAATGCACGTTTTACTAGATAACCTCCATAAAGTTCGCCATTACCATCATCAGATAATGACAATGTATCAATATTTAAAATAGTTGATGATTGGTTATATCCAGAAGGTACAACCTCATTCTTATTGTATGGATTAACGTCATAAGTTAAAATTGGATCATCATAAGGTCCGGACTTATGATTAGATGCTGCAAGCCTGAAGGACATGATGAAATTGCCGTCATTCCAGACTTGAATCCTTTCTCCTACTTCAAAAACACCATTGGTTCCATTATCTGTTAGTAGAATGTCTTTTGTTACTTCAACTAGTTTTGGTGTAATATCAATATTGCCAAATCCATCTAAGAATGGATAATATCTTGTAAATGCTTTTAAATTGGATGAAGAGAATTGTGTATTTCTAGATCTCATAAAGAGATCTTTTTTACTATCAACGAATGTTCTTTCTATTGAAGATGCTATATCTCGATCTGATGATGTTGTAGTTTGAGTATCAATACTCGTAGTTGCCATATTCAAATTCAAGAATGTATCCCTGAATTGATTTTCACCTAATCCCTGATCTCCCGCAGTTGCTCCACCAGCATTGTGTAAATTAGTTCTTTGTGTATCAATATTAGATTCTAAGTTTAAAGATAATGTATGTCTGATAGTATTATCAGAAAGTTGTACAGTTCTAACCCATATATCTCTAAATGGATTTAAACGAATATCTCCAACATATTGAATAACGTGGAAAGGATTTACATTTTCAGATCTAGTAGCTAAAACTTGTTCATGCCAATCTACAGAATTATAGTCTAATGTTACTACTTGACCAGACTTTTTAACTCTACTATCAAGTAATTCATAATTTTTTGATGAATCAAATGTTTCTGAAGATATATTTTCTTTTGTTAAAATTTTATAGGGAATTACATTTTGAGATCTAACGGGAGTTAACTCACCTGCTAGTAGGTCAACCTCACACCTAGAAAAAGTTTGATTGATTAAAGATGAATTTGAGAATGAATCTGCAAAAAATCCAGTTTTAAATCTATCTAATCCATCAGCATCTCTTATTTGAAGTGTTTGTGTATTAACTTCTAGCAAAGATAGTGAAGTTACTTCTTCTAAGTTACTAATTCTAGTTTCGAGAGAACCGATATCTCTCATAGTATATCTTCTATTATCAATTGTATCAATTCTAATATCAGATGTGTCATATACATACGCTGGAATTACCATTGAAGCTAATTCCAAAACATCAGTATTTTTCTTGGGTTGTTTTGGTTCTAAAGATGGAACTCCTTGCTCAATAGCAAAAGCTCCTGAAGGATCTAAGAAAAGTTTATCAATCCTAGGAAGATAAACATCATAACTAATAATAGACGCTTGATTGGGTGTAATAATTACCTTTGGTGTAGATCCAAAAAGTCTGCCATTCTCGGAGAACGGCGAAGTAGTTGATCCGCTAAAATAAGTAACTCTTGGTCTAAAATCTAAAATGTCGGATGCCCTAACACCAAATTTTCCTACATTTGGTATTGTTGTTCCATAATCTCCAGAAATATAACTCGATACAGTATAAACATCTCCAACATCACTATCATCTAAGTGATAGCGATCAAATACTACCTTTAGTTTTCTAGATGGTTCTGGTTGACCTTTAACTCTTACTAAACGAGAATAATCATAATATTCATCTTTATGTCCTTTTTCCAAATTGAAAGAAGATGTTATATCTTTATATGATCCTGGTGTAGTAGATTCTATTACCGCCTTAAGATCACTTGTTTCAAAAATAACTTCTTCATTCAATTGGAATTTTTCAGTATTTAAATGAACTATTCTTGCACCATTAGTTGTTTTATCTACAACTTGTGCAACAGCATTACTAGATAAACCCCTTACCCTTTCTCCAACTAAAATATTATCACCCACACTATAAAGTGAAGAGAAATTTAGAGTGTCAAAAGTAACATCAGAATCAATTGCTTCATAAACTGCAACTACCCTTACTACATCAGGATAACGCAAACAAATTTCTTCATCCTGAACTCTTAATCCATAGAAACGATTATAAGTTAGACCATCATTATTTGATGAACTGGCATCTGTTCCAGATCTCTCATACTTAGATAAACTTACGTCTAATGTTTCACTTTGTTTGTATACTTTGGTTTTACTTTGAATACCACTTTTTATGAATGTAGCATTAATTGCATATAAAGTTTTATTTGCAATATTGTTAAATGTTGCAGTCGTAAAATTATTTGAAAATATTACTTGACCATCTACTAATCTTTGTATAGTACCATCGGCGTAAATAATTGAATACTTTTCAGGATCAAAGGTATCAAATTTTATGTTTCCAGAATTTCCTGGTAATGTAAAATCAGTAGTTGATATTGACAATGTATTGCCACTAACAGTGGTATTTGTAATTGCTTGTGATGTAAATGTTAGTTGAGATCCTTCAAGATCAACAGAAGCTAAATTACTATTTGGTAGTAAAGAATATAGATAACTTCTTTCTGGGAATTTGATTGAAGAAGAACCAATTCTAAAATTTACAGATTCAATAGTTCCACTATTACCATCTGTACCAGATGGAACTCTACCTAAATTAACACCAGCAGTAATATCAGTAGGAACTAATGTTAGGGTAAACTCATTTACTGCGCTAACACGATTAAAAATTTCCTCAGTTTCTCCAGGAATATTATATCTTACAATAGTATCTGAAGAAATACCGGTAAATCCTTTTGTAGATTTTAAAGTCGCTTCGGTATCATCAACTCTCACAATACTTACAGTATCGCCAAAACTATATCCGGGAGGGACAACTTTATCGAGAATTGAATCTGCAAAGAAATTTGTAGTTCCACTACTATCATAAACAGATTTTAAATCTGCAATAGTAAATACTCTTAAAGATTTAATACTTCTTTTATTCTCTGAGACACCATCAATATGAATAACTTCATTCTGTACAAATCTTCCAGAATCTACTCTAATTTTTAAAGTAGTTGTTCCATCGCCATCAGAAATTGCATATCCAATAGCACCACTACTCTGTCCAACAACTCTAGATCCTCCTTTTATTTGACTAGAGGATAATGATGCACCTAATGTAAACTCTGTATAGAAATTTATATCATATAAAAATATATCCCAAGGAGTTGTATTATTACTATAAGCACTATCGGATACTTTAAAGGTATAAACTTTTGCATCTCCAATAGATTCACTTCCAGCTGTTGGAGCTGAGTTAGAACCTCTTCTACGATCGTAAAAAGTTACAGTATTTTTTAATGTAGGAGATCCATAAACATTATTTACTCTAAGAATATTTCCCATATCAAATGGGACTAGAATATCATCAATAGTTGCAGTGTCTCTTGTTTTTGGAACATCTATTACTGTACTAATAGTCTTAGTAATATCATATCCTTTAACATAGGCCTTTCCAGGACCTAGTGTTACACACATCATGTCATCAGATGGATCATTCCCCATTGATGTTGTATCACCTTCAAAGTATTTTCCATTATTTCCTACATAATCATTTAATGAATTATTTACAGAAATATCAAATGGTTCTACAGTATAGTTTCCAGACTCATCATGTGTTCTTTTCGCAAGATAATCTCTAATCTTATTATAATTACTATCTACTTCTTGAATTTTTTCTAAAACACCGCCTCTAACTCTAAGTAACTCTACGAAATTAGTATCGTTGTATTCTCCAAGCGGTTTTTTTGTTAGAGTGAGTTCAATTTGAAATCTATCTGCTCCAGGTGATGAAAAATTATTAAATCCTTTTGCATTATCATAAAGAGATTTGTCAGATTTTGCAGTTACAATCTTTTCATTGACATTTAATCCAACTCTATATGAAGGAAACTTTGAATAGTAATCAAGAATTAATGTTTGTTTTAAAACAGATACAAAACTACCTCTAATGAAGTAAATGCCATTATCAATAGATACTGCAGATCCTGTTGCAGTTGCATCACTTGAAAGTAATGATGCAAATGGTGATCCTGCAGTAATAATTACATTATTAATACCATAAGAAATATCTTCAGTTGAGAGTAGAGACTCTCCATCTATAAAAGTTCCACCAGAAAGAGTATCACCAGACTCTAGATACTTTACATAGAGTGTGATATCCGAAATATCGTTATTTGGAAGTACAACATTTTTAATAACGGCACGCAATCCAGAAGCCTGTCCCTGAATTCTCTTACCAATAAATTTATCAATGTATTGTGAAATTTCAATTCCAAATGATGTTGGATTTACTTTAACGGCACTATAAGCGGAGTCATAATGTATGCTTCCGGGTATAACTTTAGATCCTTCTTTAAATACATGACTGCCAAAAGATTCAATTTGATTTTGTAAAATCGATTGAATCGTATTTAATTCTCTAGACTGAATAGGTCTACCAGGATTAAAAAGAACCTTATAAAAATTCTTTTCAGCATCAAAATCATCAAAATAAGGATTGATGTTAAAGTTTGTTTTTTGTGCCATTTTTTAAAATTCTAGAATAATTTTGATATCTTCTTTTTGTCTAGAGTTCCTTGTTACCAAGGGTCTGTTATCAATAAAAATAATATCGCCAGATGTTTTATTTATTTCAGGATTAGCAAGACCATTTGTAATATTAACGTCTAGATTTATCAAAGTATTGTTTACCGTGGTAGTAATACCTGTAAAATTGGTATTAATTGTTCCAGTAAAGTTACTATCATCACCAGTTATATTATTAGTTCCACTGAATCTTAATGGGGCAGATTGCGATCTAGCACCAACATTGGAACTATCTGTCAAATCGTAAGTTGTTTCATTATAATATAATGATCTATCTTGGAAATATTTTAAAATTTTTGTTGTTTTATCATATGATGCAACGTAGCCTCTTGCGGTTCCACCTGTTACGGATTGGGTAATCCTTTCACCAATAATAGGATCTCCACTTACTGAATTAAGTTTTAATGAATAAGTTCCTGTAAAAGTAGACGCTGTGTAAGAATCTGTAGATATAAATTTAGTTGGATTCTTTAAAATACCAATCTGAGCAAATTTGCTATCTATTGGAAAGTCTTTAGTAGAATCATCAAATCTATTATATACAAGAACTTTGTCTGCACCTAATTCTCTATAGATATCATATCCATGACCTCTAGATGGTGGGATAATTGGAACTAATTTTGCAGGAACTGCATAGGTTTGTTGTAACTGAAGAGAACTTAAATCTACAACTGCATAGGTATATCCAGATCCTCCAGAAGTTACTGTAGTTTTAGTAATCTGGTTATTTTCATTCACCTCAATAAAGACTCTTGCACCACTACCATCACCATAAATATCTACCTCACCAGATCTATATCCACCCTCACCTCTATTTTCAATATAAACAAATTTTATTTGATTATTATTTAAGGTAGAGTCACCATTATTCCTAATATTTGCAATTTGAGTTGAGGTAGAAGTACTCCACTCATTTGGTAATGAGATAAATTCAGTAGAATCAAACTTGATAATATCGCTAGGAGGAACTGTAAACAAATATTTCCAAAGATATCCATCAGACGTTCCTGCAGCCGATGGTTCTAAATCGGTAAATGTTGGTTCATGTTGTGACTCATTTCCGCTAGTATTAATTCCACTAGATCCATTACTAATACAAACGTAAACCTGGAAGCTTTCATTTATAACATAATAATTAGAATCATATAACCTATTTCTATCCGTAACTACCGTTGGATTATTTACACTATAATCATGACGATACATATCATATGTTCTACCTTGTTTCCATTCAATTTTTCGGATACAACGCCTAACATTCTGAGGAATTATTCTTTTTCCATAAAGAATTGTAGATCCATAATGACTCAGATAATCAAAGTTATCTATAGGATTTGGTAAGGATGAATTCGCAGTTGATCCATCATCCCAATTAGTATTTCTACCATATCCTGCAGTTGCTGGATTTGCCAACCCAACAAACATATAGTAGAAATCAGTCTCATTAGTTATAGAATCTACAAATGTATTTGTAGTCAATATTCTAAATTGATCTGTGACAAACGCAGACATTTTAAACCATTTTTTTACTATTTATACTTGTTATTACGATGATCTGCTAATTAAAGCACCAGTCTTTCTCAATCCATTATTGGATCCTTTTCTCTTCACTAATCCATATGTCCCAAGACCAGATACAGTGTAACTAGTTACTGCAAACGATACTGGATTAGATCCTCTACTAAATCCACTAATTTTTCCGAAGGAAAACTTACCAACGGGAGATAATGCTGTTCCTGTAATTCCATCCACAAGATCGCCACTTATATTGGTAGTGCTTAAGATATTACAGGTTATTATACCTGTGTTAGTATCAATATATTGAACTTTATATACACAATCTAATGCAGTAGTTCCAATACCAACTGTATCAGTATCATTAAAATCGATGGATGTAATTCCCTCACCTATTGAGGTTCCGTAAATATAAATTGGTTGGCCAACACTTATATCACTGTAGTCACCTTGATTTTTGGTAGTTTCTCTTAATTGGAATGATAAAGCAAGTTCTGCACCACCAATACCTGGAGTCGTACCAATACCAAGAATATTTCCATAGAGTCCAACAACTACATCAGCATTAGTAATTCTTTCCTCATTATATTCTGGAAAATCTACTACAACTTGAGGTGGATTTGTGGATGTATATCCAGAACCTGGATTTACAATATCAGCAGAAGTTATTACTCCATCAGTTATTGTAACTGTTGCTGTTGCAGTGCTTCCAACACCAACAGAACCTCTTGATAATGTCCCAAAGTTAAATGTAGTTTCAATTTCAGTTGTATTTGTCGATAATTTTGAAATCGTTACCAATCCAACATTCCCACCGGGATTAGAAATTTCTAATACTGTTGTACCTGAAAGAATCAAATCCTTAGTTATGGAATTAACAGAATCTCCAATGTTAATATTATTATAATTTTCGACCAGAATTTGATTTGAATTAATTCCAACAGACCCTGTAGTTGTTGCAGAATATGTGTCTGGAGTACCAATTCCAACAGAGTACCAAGATCTATCATCTCCAATACCAATTATTGGATTTGAAATCTTAACTCTTGCTGCAGAAGTATATCCAATACCAGCATCTACAATATTCAATTGAGAAATAGTTCCTGCAGCAGAAACTGTTGCTGTAATAACTCCAACTTTATTATTAATTTGATATGGAATTAAATCAATATCAATTGGTTTAGATGAAGCCTTTTCTTCATAATTAAATAAATTTGCATTATCAACATATAGTACAGTATCTGTAGTATTTAAATCTGATATAATTTTAGCAGTTGGATAAATTTGTGGTTCAACTGCTTGTCTAGATTTTGAATAAGTTATTTCATTAATAATTACATCCTCTCTCTGTTTTATCCAATCTACAGGTTTGTATACATTATCATTAATACCATCACCAGTATACAGACTAGTTTCAACAATATCTGAAGCAACAATATCAAATACCATTCTTGGATCTTGAGCAAGAGTATTATCATCAATCTTATTAATTTTTAGAATATCACCAACTTTGATTGTTTCATTCACATCAATTCTACTAGAGTCCTCACCTCTAGTTCCAACATAGAAGAATACTTTAACATCATCATTTGGTTTTGGTGCTGTAGTGAATCTAAATGATGACCCACCATTAAACTCATAAGCATATCCAGGTTTTTGAAGTATTCCATTAACAAAAATTACTAATAGACTGTTAAAATCAATATCTAAAGAGTCTGAATTTTCAGTATCTTTTTGGAAAGAAAGCAACTCAGTTTGATAATATAGGGGATACTGCAATCTCTTACCATTTTGATATGGTTTAAGATCATCAATTCTGTTCAATTCTCCAAATTGCCATGCAGCAACAGAGTCTTTATAAGTATCAAGAACATATAATTGGAACTTTTCGAGTGGTTCAGATAGACTCTTATCGGTTACTAGACCAACTACAGTAAGTACATCTCCATTTTGGAATCCATAACCCTCCCTAGAAACTTCAAATTTTGAAACTTCAAATAATGTAGATCCAACACCTACCCTGTTCAATGCGGGGCCAACATCTACACTTACTCGCATATTTACACCAACTTCAGTAGTCTGACCCACTCCAAGTCGTGAAACACCAATAACCTCAAGATTGCCATAAGATGGATCATCAATATCTAATATTGGTTGTGTATAATTAGAACCTGCAGAAGAAACTGTAAATCCTAAAGTTCCACCAGCACCAACAGTCACGTCAATTTCACCGCCAGAACCCACCATAGATCCTACATTTACAGAAATAGTGTCACTTGTATATGAGGTAATAGCGGTTGCAATGCCTGCGGCAGGATCAGTTGCTCTTGGATATCCAATTTCTCTTACATGAGAATCTGAAGAGCATGTGAAGTATATTGAACCAGTTGTTAGTGTTACAAAATCACTATCAGTCAGACCATGATTTTCCATAGTAAGAACCATAACACCAGTCGTAGGTTCATAAGTTGCAAACGTTGGTGTAAAAGTAACACTACTACCCTGAACACCTACAGATTCATCATTAGTTCTCACAAATTTGTGCTCGTAATCTTCAGCAGCGTCTCTTAAAGATACCGATACTGGACTTCTGTATCCAGAACCTTCAGTTAAATCAGAATACCAAGGATAAACCGTACCATATCCAACATAATAATGTTCTAATGTGGATATTCCAACGTCAACAGTTACTGTAGTTGCTCCTATACCAATAATGTCGCGTGGTTTGTCATCATCAAGTTGTGGGAATGAAATGACTGTACCATTTCCAGAATTGCATGTAAATGATAATCCAACAAGTCTAACATGATTAACTTTTGGTTGTACCAGTTTATAGATTTCTGACTCTGTACTCACAATTGTCAAAGTTCCATTTTCATTATCATATTTTGCCGTTGTAATTGCAACAGTATCTCCACTAGTTCCTCCAACGCTAACTACATTTTGAATCCCACCAAGAGAATCTTTCTCTAATCTAACTTTAGCACCAACTAAAGGAGCAAAACCTAGACCAGCACTAGATCCAAGAGAAACAATAATTCCACCTCTAGGTAATTGGTTTTGGTTAACATCAGATTCTGAAATTTGAGTTTTTCCATTTGATGTTGTAACGCCGGTAAATGTTATCGTAGTTATTCCAAGAGAATCATTAGAAGAAAGTTTAAAATTAAAGTCTGTAACATTTTCTGTTTCGGGAGTTTGTAGAATACCATTTAAAAATAGCATTCCATTACCTGATGTAGTTCCCAATCCAACTGTACTAACTCCTAATGTTTTTAATTCAAATGAAGTGGTTTTGCCATCAAAATCATCTGAAAAATCATCGTAAATATCATTAGTACTATAATCTTTTCTTAAAAAGGTTCTTCCTTGGAAAGTTGCTCTTGCTCTTAAAAGATTTCTTTCATCCTTAGATGCTAAGTCACCAATATTTCCTCTTGGAGGATTCGTGAAATGTAATTCATCACCAACAATATTATAAGAACCTCTATATAAGTATGCAACATCACCAAGAGTATGTGTTGTTGCTGCACTACCAACAACACCTCTTTCAACAGAAACGATATTTTTATCACCACTGAAATATAATATTGGGCCTTTAGATGTAGTACCGATTCCAACATTAGAAATTTTCATATATTCATCATTCACCTTAAGAATATCTTGAGGTCCTAGTGATGAAATTCCAGTTAAACTAAAGAAACTATCAGCAACACCAACATTCACATCAAGATTGTGAGTAATTCCAGTGTATAATAATGGATATTGTGCTAAATCATTGACTGTAATCAAAGTTTTTTCATTCTTCACATACATCTCAAGCATATGAGCATTACCTTCACCAAGATCTGATGGATTAAATGTTATCTGAGTTTGAGTCTCTGCATTAGATGTGCTTGATGCTATTTGGAATGTATTATTATCAATTTTAATAGCATAAACCTCAGTTGGAAGATCAGTATTAGAACTAGTCTTCATAGCACGTTTGCCAATACCAATAAACGTGGATCCTGGTGTGTAAATTAGTCTTTCACCAGTGCTGAAGAAATGATTATCTATATTGAATGTTCCAGTTGCTGGATCTAATATATCCGAATCTGCAGGATCAAATGTTTTGGCATAAATTGGAGTACGTTCATACTCCAATCTAAAATTAGTTCTATCAATATTAGGAGAATTGACACCAAAGAATTTTGCTACGGATTGAGTTTCTAAGAGATTTCCATATTGCAATGGTTGTGGTTTATTCAATTCATCTAAGAAACTATAGAACTTATAATCTAATTGAGTAATTTGAACATCAGAGTTACTATATTCAGTATTTCTTTCAAAACGTAATTCTAAGTTTGCACCATTTATGACTGATGTAAATTCTCCAATTGTATCATAGTTGTCACTTCTTCCAGAAGAAACTACAGGTGATTCGACAATGTAAGAATCAGTACCGTCATGTAAATTAATAATTTCATGAAAATCAATTTTATCATTAACAGCAACTCTAACAAAAGATTTAATAGAAGAAAAATTATCTTTTGGATATGTTCTTGTTGTGGTAAAACCAGTTTCAGTTCCAGTAGAAATAACTGAATTGTCTATAATTGCAGTTCTTTCAGATCCTGCAGACTGATTTTTAGTTAAGTATCTGTAAGTACTAGTTCCGCCCGCATAATCTCCAAAAGCATAAGTTTTTGTATTTACACGTACAGACGATCCATCTAAAGACTGGAAATATAGTTCAAGATTGGAACCGCTCTTTTCAGCTGACAAAGTTCCAATACCTACCAGAGATGATATATCATCTTCAGTAGATTCAAAATCATATTTTGTTTCAATAACATTTGTACCATCATATATTGTAGTCATTTCTACATACTCACTTGTATTAAAAGTGAGATTTTCAATATGAGCTTCTGTAAATAGTACATTATATTCGGAAGCATCAAATGTGTTTAGAACTACTTTATCTGTAGTTGCTAAATTAGTAGTGTCTGCAAAAATATTAACAGAACCAAAACTTTGTGAACCTTGATTATCAACAGAAGAACTAGTTGTACTTGAAAGTATCTTTATCTCATAATCAAAATCAGCAGTATTTTCTGGAATAAATTGTAAATTTAAAAGTCCAACATCATTAGTAAACATCTCTAAAGATGCATAATGTGAAGGCTTTGAATTAACTGCTTTATTCGAGTGATTTGATTTGGATATAAAGTATACGTTTGCACTTCCATCATAAAGAGCAATAACTTCATTAAATTGTATATGATTATATGTTTCATTATCTATGGATTTTGTTTGCACTAAAAACTTATAACAGGATCTTCTTTCAGGCAAACTCTTAGCAATAATTTTAGAATCAAAAGATTCATCATCAGAACTAGAGAACTGACCAGCAATATTGTCTATATTTAAAACTCTATTAGTCTCTGCTCTAAAGAAATCTGATAGTTGTATATTTTTAAACTTGATAAATTTAGAAGTATCATTAACAGGATCTTCATCCAATACATTATCAAAGTTTTTAATAACATCAACTCTACTCTGTCTGATGAAAGATTGAATGTTTTCTAAAATGCTATCTTTCGCTCTATTATCAGTTACTCCAGCATCTGTAGCGATTCCTGTAATTTGAGTATCTGCAAAGTTCTTTGTACCGATTGGGTGTACGGTAGAATTTACAGGTTCTTTAATTTCATCCCAAGTTTTTTCACTTCTTATTGTATATGATAAGTTTTGATAATAATCATTATCAGCAATGAATTGAGTATCAGAATTAAGTTTTCCAGATTCTCCAACCCACCCATAATCTCTTATAGCTGATGCTTCAATAGTAAATTGTCCACTTATAGAGTCAAATGCATCAATTACTGCAATAGTGCCTGATGAAAGTCCTTTTACAGTATCACCAACAAATACATCTGAATCTCCCAATAACTTAACATAATTTTTATTAGACTTAGTTATTTTTAAATCACTATTTACATATATTCCAGTATCACGATCTAATATAGATATTGATTCATTTTCAAAGAAAAGTCCAGGTTCTTGTTCAACTCTAAACAGAGGATAATTATCTTTTTTAAGAATGCCTGCAAAAGAATCAATTTGGAAAGTAACAGCAACACCTGGGTTTCCATATAGTTTTGGAATCTGCAAGGTAACTTCACCAGGATTAGAATCTGCAACATAATCAATAACTTCAAAGAAGGCATATCCATGATCTTTTGAATTAAAACCTACACCAGTATCGGTAAGAGATTCAATGTTTTCAATGAACACTTCGTCTCCAACTTGGAATGGATCATTTCCATATCCAAGAATGGGTGTTTTTAGTAAGCAAGTAAAATGTCTACTGTCCGAAATTGAAGGAGTAACTTTATCAATTCTAATTGCATTTGAATTTTCTACTGCTCTGATGGTTACTGGTGTTGAAGGCAATCCATTTAAAGGAGTTTGAATTTCAACATCCTCAATATTTGAATTTCCTAGTGTACTTCCAGACATAACTGGAAGTAATAATCCCTGATCAATTTCTATACCTGTATCAGTATCTACAACCACCAATTTTGGTGCATTAGGATATCCAGATCCACCTTGAACTATTGATATTGATTTTAAAACTTGAGAATTTTTAATATTAGCATTTAATGATGTTTTTGTTGAAGGTGAAATAGTTCTATCAACAGAATATTCAAATCCAGAATTTAAATCAACTTTGTTTATAATTTTACCAATACTTGTAGATCTTGGTAAAACGGATAGTCCAGATCCCTCCTGAGAATCGCTGCCTTCAAATACTGGCAGATCATTATAATTAATTCCACCACTTTCAATTTTTGTACTAGATACAGATCCATTCGCAGTCTTTGAGGTGGTATCATATTTAATTACACTACAATCCGAATCAGAGTATGATGGTCTTTCTGGAGTATTAGATAAGTAAATGCTATAATTTAAATCTTCAACATCAGTTATTTCGTATACTCCATTATAATGACTCACTGTGCTGAATATTTTTGGTTTATTTTCAGTATAGTTTATTTTTTCATCATTACCATCTACTAGAGCATAATATAAATTATCTGGAACTGTATTGTCATATTTTAATGATATAGTTGCAGTACTTCCCAAACCTACAGCACCAACTCTTGTTATCGGGAATTGTGTAGATATTCCAGATACAAATTCATTTTTACATTCATTATCATAATAGAATTTTATATTATAACCCTCTAAAGAGGCATCTGATACGTCAAAGAAAAGAGTATTATTTCTTATAGCACTGATATTAGAATCCAAAAGTTTAATCTCATGATTTCCGCTGCCAGAATCTACAAATTTTATAGTGGTTGATGGTTTTGAAATAGATTCTTTATAAGTTTCTGAAAGTTTAATAGTATCAATATCAACTTTACTTACATAATAAGCCGTTTCACTATCAATACCAGAGGGAATATCAGATCCAACAAAACTAACTCTTTCGCCTCCATTTAATAGGTGATTTTCAATAGTTATTTCGTTAGTATCAGAATTTACATCACCAGCCGATACAACAAATGTTTTAAAACTTATTGATTTAAACTTTGAAATATATTCAGTATTCAAAATAGTACTATTTCCAATACCGGTTTGTATATCGGGAACAACTTCAATTTTAACAAAATCTCTATCTTTTAATCCATGAACTGTAGAAACAGATACTGTTGACTTATTTTGGTATATTATTGCAGTTTCTTCCTCAACTGCAGATTCAAGACTGTATTCAAAATTATTTGACCCAGCATTAATACCATTAGCAAAAATCAGACCATCAGTTGTAGAAGCAGCATCAATGCTTGTCTGAATACCTATTATATCATCAGTTTTTTTAATTACATATAATACTTCTTGGTTATTTACAGCAAGAAGATTTTTTGTACTTGTAGGATTATCATTCATCTGAATAGTAATGTTTCCAGATGAACTATTTGCTTTCCTCATTATAACTTTTTCACGATCCTTAAATCCATGATTGGGGATATATAATGAACGAGTTGGTATAGTTTTTGTTATACGTCTTGTTCCAATATGGAATGAAATTGTACTATTAACTCCAGACCATGTTCCAATACCAATAGATTGTTGTGGATTAAAATATCTCTTATAGTTAAATTTTAAATCATTATCAGGGAGTAAAGCATCTATCTTGACAGTATGTGGTAAAAATTCAATTTCAGTAGTAGCAGAACATAATCCAACCCCTCCAGTTTTTCTACATCTAATAATATTATCTTCTTTAAATGAATTTAGAATTGTGTAATGCTGATAATAAGCATCATCACCACCAAATGGTTTAAGTCTTATAGAACTTCCAATTGAAACTCTTGTTGGAAGACTATCTAATTTAATATCAGTAACGATACCACTTCTACTTTGATGATAAACACCAGCAGATGCATTGTAATCACGTTGCACTATTTCATCTGTTGCCCTTGTTGTAAATTGGTCTACACTTGCAATATGATCACCATTCAATTCTGCAAACTCGGTAGATAATCCGGTAATAGTAACTTTAGTATTTGGTCTTAGATTGTGTGATGGTAAAATGTAGAATATACTTCCATCAGTTCCATTTGGATATAAATTAGAATTAGAATATTTTAGACTTGTATTTGTAATTGATGTTATTGGTTTTCCTTCAAGAGATTCAACCTTTACAGATAACCCATTTCCAGTACCGTTAGTTGTAAAGTTAAGTTTATCACCTACTTGATAATTTTTTCCTGCAGAAGTTATTCCTATCTGATCAATACTTCCTTTAGTTACACTTATAATTTCGGAAGTTTGATTTATTGTTGCTCTATTGATGGGGAAGAAATCATATGTTGCATATAAATCCTTAGATTTGTATGGGAATGTATTTCTTAAAAGATCACTATTATTAAAATCAAAAGAGTGCGACAGTGAAGCATCAACATTCTCTCTAATTAAAGGACTTCTATATGTCAATCCTACAAAATATGGGAATGTTCCAACATATTGCTGCTCAGTATTCAATCTTGCAGTAGCAAAATATGCATATACACCATTTGGATATTCTGGAGTAATACACCATCTGCCATTGTAACGATCTAAATCTCCAGATCCATCATACTTATAATCTTCAACAAAATATGAAGAATTTGGATCACTTATATTAAATACGGAGTTTGTAGGTCTATTCTCAACATTATCAGTATCTTTTACATAACTAGACTTTATTAATCTGATGGTAGATATTTTTTCTGGATTCTCATATCCAAAAGGACCATAGATTGGATTGCCGTCATAAGCCCACCCAATGATAGGAGAGTGTACATTAGGATCTTCATTAAATTCCGATTTCAGTAGATCTGAATATCCTGTTACCGCATACTGTAAAACTTCTCTATTATTTTTATAAAGTAATTCGTATGAGGGATCTCTATAGTTATCATATTGAACACCATACTTGTATGCAGTGTCTACAATAAGACTTCTAATACTTATATCTGCTACAAAATCTTTTCCATCAAAACTAGGAACAATTTCAATATCTTCATATGAATAATTAAGTCCACCTTCAATAACTTTTACAGATGCTACTGAACCATTACTTATTATAGCTCTCAATTCTGCACCGATACCCTTATCACTAATAACTTTTAAATCTGGTGTAGATTTATAATCATATCCACCATAATTTATTTCAACTCTTTCAATTTTTCCTTCTGTTATAATTGGTCTAAAAGATGCCTCTCTTCCTTGAACAACTTCAACAATAGGGGATTCTTCAACATTTAATGTAGTAGATCCATAATTAGATCCTTTTTCGTACAAGTAAGCACCGACGATAGAACCCTTTATAACAGGAGTTGCAGTAATAGGACTAACTGTTCTTTCACCATCTACAATATATGAAACATCAATAGAAATATCTGGATAATCAAAATACTGGTATCCGATACCACTAGAAGCAATAGAGACATATTTTTCTCTATCATAAAATGAAGTATCGGTTCCGCCAATTCCGGCATCGCATAGTCTAAAAGAATGATCATCTACTTTTAGAATATAGTATTGATTAGATGTTGAAAGTCCTGAAATAGGAGAAGTTTCGTAATCATATTTTACCAACTCTCCATCAGAAAATCCATGATTAACAAATGCAATTCTATCTGTAATTGTAGAAATTCCGGACTGATTAAGTGTTAGTTTTCTGCTTGTATATCCTTCTCCAGGATTTTCAACTACAATATTGGATAAAATCTTTCTTGCATCAGTTCTAAACTTATGAATACCAAAATTACCTTCAGTAGATAAACCTACCGTGTTTATACCAGCTCTATAGTCACTTAATGATGGATGTATTCTAATAGTTGATGAATTTACTACCTTAGCATAGTAAGAAGTATTATTTTCTAAGTATGTACCATCAGTTTGATTTGCTCCACCAAAAGTAGAAATTCCGATTTTTGGATTATTAATGTTGTCAGAAATGTAATATATTTTCTGACCATTATAAAAGTTATGATCGGTTAGGAATGTAATTGTATCATCATCTTCATCTATACCACCACCATCATTAAGAGGTCTTGCATTGAAAGGTACTTCCCTTGATACTACTTTTGTTTGAGGTTGCAAACTAGCATTTCTTCCATTACCACCAGATATAGTAACCTTTATAGGTTCATTTACATCAAACTCCATGGGATCAACAAAAACCTTTTCAATTTTTCCTTGAACAACAGGTTGAATTTTTGCATCACCACTGATTCTTAACTCGGGTGGGTTAATTACATCATATCCACTTCCACCATTATAAACATCAACTGATGATAAAGGTCCATAGTAAATTTTATCTTGAGTGATAGGACTTAAAATATCGACACCATTTACCAGCATTCCTACAAAACCGGCATCAACTTTATCTGTACCACCACCCTCAGTCAGTAAATCATTTAATTTTATTTTTCTGAAACTCTTTGAAGGATGAATTTTATTATCATTTGATTGTTGAGAAGATAATGTAAAAGTATGCGTTCCTTCTGGTACTATAGGTCCAGAGTAATTTGTTGGAAAGTAAATGAAATCACCAATACTTATAGATGAATTTGATCGATATAATTTTACATATTTTTTATCTTCTACTGTTACATAATAATTTCCACTCTTTAGACCATTGATGGGTTCTCCAGTATGAGTGTATGTAATCTGATCACCATCAATAAAAGATGTTAGATTATTCAAAATTAATCTATAATATCCATCTTTTAGTGGATTAAAAGACGACAAGTCTACAGTATCAACAGTAGACTTGATAATATCTTTACTGATCGTATATGATGGAAGAGAATTTGATGCTACATAAAAATTTACTCTATTCTCATCGTATAAATTTACGATATTTGTCGTTAGGTTATCATACGCTAAAGGTAGAGAAGTACTTGATGCATACTCTACTTTTCTACGAATATCATATTTTCCATCCGAATTTAAACTTGTAAGGCCTTTTCCAAAAATAATTTCATTTCCAGTGACGGCAGTAATTTTTACATCTCCATACCCTTCAGGAACAATCTCACTATTTCTAGATAAAAATTCGACAGTATCACCAGTTTTTAAGAAACTCTTATCTAAAGTGACAGGAGTTTCTGCAGTACTACCATCAAAATTGCCAATAATGATTGGAATCCTAACACTAGTATTGTAAACAAAACTATTTGCTAGAGTCTGCTTAGGATTGTTATTGTTGGTATTTTTAATCTCCATACCAAGAGAATCTACAATAATCTTTTCTCCTTCATGACTAATATAATTTGGATTTCCATAAGTCAAATTTAGATTTCTGACTGATCCTAAAAGTCTAAATTCTAGTTTTTTGGAAGTATCACCATCTTCATAGGCAAAATAAGTATCATCGGAGTGAATATTTGTTACTTTTGGAATATTTAAATTAATATAGTTATCACCTTCAGTGTAACAATTTAAAAATTGATTTATAGTTTTTTCTGTGTAAGTTATTTTTGTACCATTTGCATAAACAACGCCAGATTCTGGAAATCCGATAGTAGAATCTACAGTAAGTGTTGAAGTTAAATCAGTAGAATTTATGGAATCAATCAGTTTTGTTGAAGGTGTAATCAAAAATTCACCTTCACTTGTCGCAGTAAAGTCATCATAACCAACGTAGAGTAAAATTTTATATAATAAACGATTTTCTCTTGTTAAAACTTCAACTTCTGAAATAGATCCAAAGACATTTGTATCATTAGTTTTTGTTAGTTGCTGTCCAATGATCTTTGTGTGGTCTCCAGAAGTCAGTAATTCACATAAAACCTCTCTTCTTCTACGAAAATCTGAGTTTGAAGACTTAATCACATATTTTTCGAGGTCAACAACCTCTGGTTCAATGCCGAAAAGTGCATTAAACAAAATTCTAAAAGATTCTTTGCTCCCTTTTGATTTGTAAAGTGATGTAGTGTTCTTTAAGAAGGTATTTACTTTTAAATTTTCATTTAAAGTGGTAGATTCTAACTCAGTAAGTAAGGTATTCTTAATTTTTTGATAAAATTGGCCTAAAAATAGCACACTAAGGTTAATAACCTTAGTTCCTGAAGTGTGTGAAGCAATATTTGTGGAAGAAAAACTTAAAGATTTTCCATATTCGGCAATTCCACTAAAATTTCTAACACAATCTACAAAACTATTGGAAGTTTTGGACTTATATGAGATAATTTCTTCATCAATTTGGATTAATCCATGCTTTTTAGGAAATCCTTCAGTTGTTGTTACAAAAATTTCAGATGTAATACCTTTTGTTGCATCTGTAGTTACATCTTGAGTTAATTCAGAAGAACTATTAAGAACTTCTGGTGTCATATTATCTAATTTCAGATAATATGGCAAGTTTTCAACGATATCTACATTTCCACCCTGTATTTCTTGCGAAATATAATACTGTTTTAAAAATTCTGTGAATTTAGGGCTCTCAGAAGCAATAAATTCAGGTATCTGATTGTCGATTATGTCCTGAATTTGAACCTTATTTTCAAAACTTGTCTGTATCATATTAATTTCTTGTTAGACTTCCGTTGGAGTAGCTGGACTTATAATAATCACTGGTAGAGAATAAGACACCAGATGTATTTTCGCCAGATGAAATAACATCTTTAACCATATTTATTTTACTTTTTGAAGTGTCAACTGTCAGGTAGAGATCTTTCAAACCAATGATGTCATTAGACTCTGGATAAGCTTGAATTTCAACGACACTATTTGGTTTTTCAGTTTCAATGATATTAATACTATTCAATCTAATCTCCCCTTTCTCATAATCTACTACACCCGCAGATTGTAAAATTATTCTTGCAGGATCTTGTGGATTTATTGATGGTTTAACAACAGCAATAACACCAGTTTTTTTATCTGGATTGGGTATATCAGTGAAATAAACATATTCATTAGTACCAAGATCAACTGCAGGAACCTTAAATCCTGTAGATTTTATATTCTTACCTTCAGAATTTACATGGAAACGATTTCCAAAGCATAATTCATACTCTGCAAACTGATTTAAGAGGGAATTTAAATTTCTTCTAAGCGTAATCTTGGTTATATTTGATGTGATTGAGGTATCAGTTTCGTCAATTAAGTTAATTGCTTTACTATACTTAAATCTTCCACCATACTTTGTAGAATATAATGAATTTCCAAATGTAGTTAAAGAATTTAAAATCCTACTTTGTAGAGTACTTGCAGAAGAAGACATAGATGTATTATAATAAACATAAGATTCAATCTCAATATAAAGAACTTTAATATCAACAATTCTTTGATTAATACCTGTAACTGAATATTGCTTCAATCCAGACAAAATTTGCTGCTTATCAAAATCTGAAATATATAAACCATTCTTTGGTTTGATAGAAATCATTACAGATCCATATTCTGGTGGGTCTAATTCCTCACCACCAACAACAGAAATGATTTCTGCATTTGGATAGATATGTGTTTTAATTAGTGCTTCATAATCATTTTCAGTAACGGCACGATACTGTGATGAATATAATCTAGGAGCATAATATTTAATTGAATCTGCACTTTCAATCTCAGACCCTCCAGAAGCTGCTTGAATAGTCGTTACGGTAATTACATCATTTGTCGGCGCAATTGTTGCTCCGTTGGAATTTTGAAGGGTTCCGGCGAATGAAAACTCTGATGCTCCATTACCATCTCTACCATCAGTGACAATGTAATGAACAACTAATTCAGAATTAGTCTCCAACTTCTTACCAAATATTCCATCACCAAAAATTAGTTCATATTTCTCGTCTTTGACTTCTTGCAATAAGAATATCTCAGAGTCTTTATCTACAGTAGTAATGTTATCTACCATAGAATACTTTTTACCGTCTCCAGTTGATCCAGGAGACTTCACATAGACCCTAATTGTACTTGTATCGATAAAGGGGTTCTGTAAGATAAATCTCTGGTCTAGGGACCCGTCAACCTGGAAGGTTCTCTTTAAATATCTTCCTTGATAAACTGTTAGATTTGAAAATGATGCCACTCCATTGGTAACAGTGGCAGTCACTTCTTCACTAATAGAAAAGATATATGAACTATTATCAACTGATCCTACACAGACTAGTTCTGGTTGTAATGTTAGTGTGGGTGTTTCACTACTTGTTTGTATATCAAATGAAACAATAGCAGAAGCTGCTTTCCTTGATCTAGGAGTATATCCAATATTCTTTGCCAGAGAAACAATGTTCTCTCTTATTGTTGCAGAGTCTAAAAAGACTTCATTAACCGCTAGGTTAGAGTTGAATGCATTGATATATGTATTATATGCTAACGTATCGATTAGAACTGAGAAGTTTGATCCTTCAAAGTCAAAATCAGTAAAGTTTGAATTTGCTCTTAAGTAATCTTTGATCGATGTTTTTATTTGATCAAAGTCTAAGTTGGTGTAATTTGTAAAAGGCATTTTTTATCTCGTTGCCTCTAAAATAAATGTATACTCTTGTGTGGGTAAGTCTTGCCCTATAATATCAAAAATAACTGTTACTTCAAGGGAATTATTGTCAAACTCAGGATTAATATCCACTTGAACATTAGATACTCTTGGTTCAAAATTTTCAATCGAATTGACAATATCATCTTTCATAATACCAACAACAGCAAAGTCAATATTATCAAATAATGATGATCTAACTTCACTACCAAGAGATGAATTAAAATACCTCTCTGTTGGTATGGTTTCAACAATATTGCGGACAGATCTTATGATCGCCCGCTCATTTTTTAAAATAGCAAGATCTTTAGTGACTGGATGTGGTTCAAATGATAAACTAATATCCTTAAATGATCTTGATACCCTTGTTATTGCCATCAGGACAAGACTATAGTCTTCAGTTATTTATGACTCATTATCAATCTTTTTTGCACTGTCACGGAATACTTCCTGAATACAAAGGTCTCCATTCTCTTCTGCACAATCATTAGACTCTTTTGGCATTGTCCAATAGTCCGTGATTAAATCTTTCGTACCCCACATCTTGTACATGTACTCTCTGTCCCTATCGACTGGTGAATTACCCATGGTGCTCCTGTTTTTACGAGAAAACAGAACTTTTATAGGGGTTCTATCCCTCATCAGTATTTATTTTTTGCTCTTTTGCCGTTTTCCAGAAATATTCATCTTCACGACCCATTCCAAGTCGATCATTTCCATTTTCAACCTGATAATATTGAGTCGAAACCTTAAAATCGGGCATTTTTGGTTCGACAGGTGTCAAACTGTTGTCAAAAATACGTAATCTATTGTTTGGATACAGTGCATACTGTCCATTTTCAAGTTCAATCAGGTTATGTGACTTGTGTTCGGCAGGATTTTCGCTTGTTGCCCAGTCAACATAATCTGGATCATGATGATAATTGTCAATTGTACAAATATAAGTACCTTTTACGTTACCATGATCTCTTGTATAGCACTCAAAATCCATCGAACCAATAAACTTCTTGTCCACCGAGACAACCCCGTAGTCCATACAATTCCAAAACTGTAGGTTGGGTAGGCTCATGTCGGGTGAAGGGATCTCAGGGTCTGAGACAAAGGCACTGATGGGCAATTTATCGTACATTGCCGCATACTCTGGTAAATATGTCTCAAAATAAAAAGCACGCCCAGGA